TGTGATGGTGGCCCTTGCTGGATTTGAACCAGCGACCTGGCGATTATGAGTCGCTCGCTCTCACCACTGAGCTAAAGGGCCGGGAGCAGAATAATAATGGTGCGTAATTAATTCTGCAATCTCATCCGTTTCAAACGATTAAATCCTGAACTTCCCTGACTGTCTGCTCAAAACGTCCGGTCTCCAGTTCAACGCCAATCGCACGACGCCCGAGCGCCAGTGCAGCTTTTACCGTTGAACCTGAGCCCATAAAAAAATCTGCAACCAGGTCTCCCGGACGACTGCTTGCGCTGATTATCTGCTGCAGCATTTCTGCCGGTTTTTCGCACGGATGTTTCCCGGGATAGAACTGCACCGGTTTATGTGTCCACACATCCGTGTACGGCACCTGCGCCGTCACACCAAAATACCGCCGCAGATGCTTATATTCACTCTGCAGCTCCACATACTGCCGGTTCAGTGACGTATACGTATCCACCAGCTGGTGGTGGGGCTTTTCCAGTTCACCGCGCTGATGTTTCTCTTCTGCCACCCGGGCAAACAGCGACTGTAATTTCAGATAATCGCTTTCGTTCGGTAGCTGCCACTGACTGGCACTGAACCAGTGCGACACCATGTTTTTCTTTCCTGTGGCATCTGCAATCTGTTTTGCCGTTATCCCCAGGGCCGCGCGCGCATCACGAAAGTAAGAAATCAGCGGGGCCATCACATGCTGTTTCAGTGCACTGCCCTTCGCCGCATACCCGGCATCTTTCGGACGATACGGCCCCTGATAATGTTCCGCGAACAGAATGCGCTCTGTGGCGGGGAAATACGCCCGCAGGCTTTCCTTGTTGCATCCGTTCCAGCGTCCGGACGGCTTCGCCCAGATAATATGGTTCAGCACACTGAAGCGTTCACGCATCATGATTTCGATATCAGATGCCAGGCGATGACCACAGAACAGGTAAAGACTTCCGACAGGTTTCAGCACCCGCCAGAACTGCGCCAGACACTGGTCCAGCCACTTCAGGTAATCATCGTCGCCCTTCCACTGGTTATCCCAGCCCTCGGGTTTCACTTTAAAGTATGGCGGGTCTGTGACTATAAGATCGACAGAGTTTTCCGGTAAGGTCTGGATAAATTCCAGGCAATCAGCGTTGATTAACTCACAACTGGATATTTTTACAGTATTAGCCATAGATCAATAAGCACTTCTCTGATAGGCTCATACCGCTTTTGCGCAAAGCAGATGGGCCTGAGGTTTGCTTGTGACCCCAACGCATGAGCAGATGGCTGGCAGGTGCCGCTAACACCCACCAGCCGCCCATTACCACAAATTAAAAAGCCTTCACTGCGGAAGGCGTCTGTAACAACCGAACTGATAATCTGCCAGACCCGCCATAACAAGCTGAGTCAGTATTAACTGGCAGCGTTCGCGTGAAAGGTAAGTATTCTGCGCAATTTCCCCGACGGTCGCCGGTTCGGTGACGCTTAATTCATTAAACACCACTCTGGCGGTTTCGGTCATATCCTGCTGTTTTAGCATGCCTTTTTCCCTTTTCCGGTTAACGTGACATACCAATACCTCTTGTCGAAAAAGCCAGCAAGCTGAAAGACCAGTATTCACAACTACCAGCGCGTTTAATGTTCTGTGCCGTTTTTCAGGCATAAAAAAACCCGCATAAAGCGGGTTCTTTCAGGTGTCCATGTCTGCTATTCGCCTCGCGGTATAGCTTTGCGAAGCGTAGCTGGATTGAAACAGTTTATTGGCAAAAAATCAAGACATTTTACAAACAAAAACAATCAACTGAACAAAAAAGAAAATAAATCATCTTGTTAACCTGAAATGTTTAGAAAAAGATGACTTAAAACTTGCAACAGGCTCCAATACAGTATGTAAATCTCTTGTAAACCACTTAGTTTCCTGCATGCCCATTTTCAGTAACTTTGAAAGTTGATTGTTACAAGCAATAAAATCTCTCTTGAAATCATTTATACCCGATGTTTTTTTTGCACAGAACCCAGCAATTAGTTTTTTTACAGGAATTCCGCAACACCAGGCCAACTCCTCCTCAAAATTTCTTTTCTGCTGCAAAAGATAAACTTTATGCCCTCTGTTTTTAAGGAACTTTACATTTTCAATGAATCTTGCAGATTGCTCCACTTCATCACTATCAAAGACAATTAGTATATCACTTCCCTTCGGAATAGTAATCGCATAATTTCTTATGCTCTCTTGCCAAAAGTTTCTTTTTACAATTGATTTGGCATCAATAACTCTCTGTTGTTTCATCTTCTGAAAAAGAGAGTTTTCTGTTTCACCTTCGACAAAAATTATTCTTATTTTAGACAACCCCGCCATCAGAGTAGCTCCGATACTAATGATGTGTCAGGTAAGACACCAAAGACATCTCTCTCAACAGCGTTTCGCATGCTACGGTCATTTTTTTTAACAACTGAATTTGCTTCAACAAACTCCGAATAGTCTTTCGTTTTTTTAATAAAAATGAACGAGTGAACAGGCAGATCCAACTCAAAAATATCCATGTTATGCGTTGTATAGAAAAACTGAGTATTTTCTTTCAAATTAGATATAATCAGCGCCACAATCATACGCTCTAACTCTGAATGTGTATAAGCCAATTTCTCGTCAAGAAAATAAGTCATTGATGGTATTAGAGATTGCTTACCTAGTCTTTCACAATCAGAGATAATAGCGCTTATAAAATGCGCTACCGTCACTGCCTCGTATGTTCCTCGAGAAAGACGGTCTGAGTTAATTATTTCACCTTTACTGGTAACGACAAGAGAATCAGAGTTTTTAAATTTAATCAGATAAACCGCAGATGATTTATTTTCATCCCCGTCACTTTCAGACTCCAGCATCTCGGTAACTCCTATAATACTTGAATCGAAAGTGCGAATTATCCTTTCAAGAATATTTTTATTCATTCCTGAAATTGCAGTGGTACTTTCTTTAGTTTCAGACAACAAATAGTACCATCCACCAAAAAACTTAAGTTGCTTGAAAAACTCCAATACAACTGGTTCGCTATCAGTAGCTAGTTCCTGAAAAAAATATTCTGTATCTCCTGGGGCCCTTCCAGAAAAGAGTTGATTCAGTTTTTCTGTGGTTTTATAGCAAGAATCATTTAATGCTATTTGAACAAAACCATATTTAATTTCTTTGATTATGTGCGCTCCGCCTTCACTGGTAGCAAAGCGTACATACAAACGATGATGAAAATGTTCCTCCGTAGCAAAGTCTACTTCAAACGAAGCATCATTATTTTTATTATTCACTCGCAGATTACTCCGCAACTCTTTGGTTCTTAGAAACACCTGAATTCCACAAAGAATTCGCCCTAGTGACGTCTTGCCTGAAGCATTTCCCCCCGTTATGATACAGACTTTTTTATAGTAAAATTTAGGCCGTCCAGCCAAAAACTCCCCATCAAGAGGCATGTTTACAGGTTTCCTTGGATAGGACAGGTTAAGCTCTGCATCCTCAAAAGCGTACAAATTGATAAATCTCAATCGTGTAAATATCATTCTTATCTTCCATATGTTGGAACTTAACGTAAGTATTGTCCAGACCTTGATGAACGTCAACAAGATTGATAGCTGATGCACTTCTATCATCAGTTATCAGAAAAGCACCGAAGTGCCACGCACATTGGAAGGAAAAGCATGGTTTCAGCCATCGCCAACCAAACATCAATGCGATTTCTACAAGTTTTCAGGCTCCAGTCAGGGTGATTCTTTTTTAACTGTTCTGCCATTTTCAGCTTGCTCATTCCCAGCCCTTCATATCTTTGTCGGAGGATACAAATCAATCCCGGATGCTCTGCCAACACTTTACTAATTACCCGATCGATACATAACGCCTCGGCATCAGTACAATAAGCCAGCCCGCTCTTTTGCTTGCTGTTGATCATCTCACGCAAAAACGCTTCCAGCTCAGTTTTATCAATCCCTGATTTTTTTATTCTGCGCAGAGCTTCATTGATCGCAGTTTTTGTAAGTGTTTTGGATGCCAGCAACTGATTGAACATATTTCCTGGTTTGCCACCACCTATGTACGACCAACGCCCCCACATCCGTAATTTCCCCTGGATCCAGACGGCTTCCAGCGTTTTTAGACGTAAATGCTCGCCGCTTTTGCCTGTAATTTCCGGATATATCATATTTACGATCACTCACTCTCAATTTTGTAAATCTTCACGCCCAGCCGCCCCCCAGGAACGCGCTGACCGCGCACAATATTGATTTCATCAAACTGCTCGTCGTCTATGAGAAGTCCGGCATGCGTCAGCGCATCCAGTGGTGCTTTCAGGATATTGTCCAGGTCACGACGACGTTTATCCGGTGGCTCTGCAATAATCTTTATCGCCAGCCTTCCGGACAGGTTTAATTTCAGCCGCTGCTGGCGAACAATAAGCGCCACATCACGGCGATAACGCTCACCGGCTTTTGATACAAAATATGTGCTGCCACGACGTCGCCAGTAAGTGTTCACCGTTGGCGGGTAAGGCAAAACAAATTCTATGCGTTCAGTCATTCATGCTTTCCACTTCAGGACACCCGAATTTCTCGCGTGCATTAAAAAACGAATCAGCAACAACAGCTGGCTGCCGTGTTTTTCTTCAAAATCTTTTACCCCGGCGTGTAGTTCGCTATGGCATTTACGGCACAGCGGAATAACAAACAAATCATCAGCCTTTGTTCCCATCCCTCCCAGTCCATGACCAATGATGTGATGCGGATCATCTGCCTGATTGCCACACGTCATGCATTTCTGCGTTTTTACCCAGCGCGTGTATACAGGCATCTCTTCCCGTTGTGGTTTCTGGCGCTGGAGATACTGAGCCGGTGACTCCGGATCAACGGCAATGCTGACCACCGTCTTTTCCTGTGGTGGATTCTGTTGCTGGTGGGCGTGAGGCAACGGCGCAATATTTTTTGTGCGCTGCTTCAGTATGCTGATGGCGGTCTGCTCTCCCGGTACGATGTCGCTCTCGCGGTATACTGAGCGGATTTTTTCACCCGGAAGCTTCAGGATTCGACGCGCCATATTTTCGGTCATGGCATCCACTACATCATTTACAGAAGCCCAGCAGCACAATTCAGCCAGCGATAATTCCCGCTCCTGCGTGCCATTCACTGCATGGCGTATGACGTCAATCATCCATGCTGACAGGTTTTGATGAGCAAGTTGCCCGAGTGATTCGGAGGTCTGGTCACGCAGCTGGTTGTCGCAGTGCCAGCACAACACCATCGCGCCGGTACCGTAACGATGTATGACGATTTCACTGTGATGATAGTCACCATGAGGCCACTGGCAGGATTTAACGTGGCGTAACAGCCAGTCAGACAGCGCACCAGCACCGCCAGCAGCACGAATCACCCGCTCATCGCTGAAAAATGGCAGTAGTGATTTATCCTCCGCCAATGGCTGGCGAACGGCAGGAACGACTCCGGACGGCAGACCGCGCATGCTTTTCGGTTCCGGCTCCACCAGTACACGACCGCTGCGGAATACCTGCATGGATTCACGACCAGGCTTAAGGACCACCAGCCCAAGTTCCGGTACCGGAACAGATCGAAGTAATACCCGCACGTTACCTCCAGATCCGTTGCTGGAATGTGCGGGACGGACGCGGTGGGCGTTCGGAATAAGGGAGTCTGACGTAGATTATCCAGTGACGATAATCGAGGGTGAGGGCTTTCCTAAACTCATATCCACGTCTGCGGTAGTTATGAATCAGCCATTCGGCCTGTTCTTCAGTACATGGTGGGTGTTGGTACCAGTCGGTTTTAAATGCGTGTGAACGCCGCTCATGCCGGATGGCAAGGTCGGTATCAGAATTGTGAAATTTGGTTTTGTGCGCCATCTGTTTTCTCTGCTGGCGCAGCAGGTGTCAGGTGTTCAGGCTGACGTGCGAATTGTAAACCAGAATGCCAGGAAAAAACAAAACCCGCCGAAGCGGGTTAAGTGCGGGTGCGTTGAGGATGCCTGACACATCAGAGGTGGCGAGGGATTCTCCCCCGCCTGGTCTCTTACTCCTCAGGTTCGTAAGCTGTGAAGACAGCGACCTCCGTCTGGCCGGTTCGGATTCGTACCTCGCAGAGGTCTTTCCTCGTTACCAGTGCCGTCACTATGACGGTTAAACAGATGACGATCAGGGCGATTAGCATCGCCTTTTGCTGCTTCATAGCCTGCTTCTCCTTGCCTTTCGGCACGTAAGAGGCTAACCTACGTGTGTAGAGCATAGATATGGCCTCAGATTAATGTTAAGCGTCTTGCAGGACGCGTAATGTTAACTGGGGCTTTTCTCTATCTGCCTTTTGGTGTTCATGCCTGAGACAGATAGCCTCAAGCACCCGCAGTCATTCTACTTAACTAAGATTTCCCCGCAAACCGTTTTTGTCCGGCACAGTAAATATCCAACTAAACCAATGGCGTTCGCTGTATTTACCGCCAGTATTCAATGCACATGACCGCCATGAACACCCCTAAAAAAAGGGCATTTATATATCCAAATATTAATATCAAAACATCAACTTTTTCCATATACCTTGCTGTGAAGATGATGGGCATACATGATACGAACAACCAGAACGCAACAAACAAAAACTGCAATGCGTTTTTCATTATTCCTCCTACAATCAATGTGCAATTACATTTAAACACACCTCAATTTGGCCGGATATATAAATATCTAAACCAGAAAAAATCACTTACATAGCGTTACAAACTCTTTAGTCTAAATATTCATCGTAAAACATTCCCCATACTTATCAGCCCGTTCTGCGCCAGGTAGCTCATTGCCTTATCTGGGAATCTGTAATCAGGTTTCCGGATGCTGGTGGATTTTCGCGTTTTAGTTGTTCATAAAAGTGCACAGCTTTAACCAGTTCTTCTGATGTAACCGGGACTGGCGGGGCAGTGAATAAGGCCTGAATTTCATAGTTCGGCCTGTCGTTACAATCCTCTTTTTTCGGTACATATTTCCAGTCACCAGACCACTACTTCCCCTGAAAGTCCGTAACGCCTTTTTTTTCACGTAGCGATATCGCCATGCCACTGTTTTTGCTTGCCCCGCCGTTTCATGCCCTTCCTGATAATTAACCTCGCTCATTCATCGCCCCACTCATCACAATATGCTTCGACCGGAGTTTTTCCTGCTTCATAATCATCACGCCATGCTTCAGCATCAGCAGCACTGCCACCACGTAACTCTGCATAGTCCATTAACAGTTCATGCCATTCTTCAAAACTGACGTTGTATTTAGTTGAACCAAAATCAGCCATTTTGTTCTTCCTCTTCGTCTTTTATTTCGTGATATGAGTAATTGCAGTAGTTAAAGAAAATATCTTTTGCTTCGTCATGTATTTCATCAGGCGTCGCATCATCATCCACTTCGAATTCATCCTCGAAATCTCCACCGGCTATTCCCGTTTCAATAATTATTTTAAACTTTCGCATTTAACTACCGCCCTTTCGGGCGGCCTCCTGATGTTCTGAGGGTGCAGAAATCCCTCCGGTTAAGGATTAAATTTTTAACAGAGCTAAATTTAATTATTCAGTTCTGGATTTTGTCGCCCTGCGTATCCGCGCTTTCGCGTTACGCTCAATCTGAATTAGCTTTTCTATATTTTTTCGCCTTTCCCGCTCCTCTTGACGCAAGAGCCTTACATCATCTGCCAGTCTGGTTTCTCTTTTCGCCACAGAGAGCATCCAGTCAAATGGCTCCACAACTGCACCGCAGATTTTACAGCGGACCTGACGCTCTTTTTCGTCAACCCGGACAGAGGCGTGATGACAATATGGTCTTTCCGATGGCTCATAAAGAAAATTAACCTGATTACGAGGGTCATCCTCTTTTACCGGAAATAAAACGATATTGCTTAACTCATCCTCTGGTTTTATTTCCATGCTCCTCTCCTTTGATGCGAATGCCAGCGGTAATTGAAGCCTGATAGCTAATTTCACTCACAGTACCGCCTCCTGAAAATTACCCTGATAGAAAGCCAGTACACGCTGCATAGCTTCACTCTTCCGGCACTCGCGACAGATTATGTTTAGGCGACTGTCGTAGCGACGTATTTCTCCGTCAGGTGATGACCAGATAAGGTCCGGATCAACCACAGCAGGTTTCTTCACCTTTGCCCTCGAGAGTTTTTTGCGGGCGTTTTGCCAGTCCTTACGCGCCTGTTCAGAGGGGAATAACCCGTAGCCGGAGTTGTATACATCGCCGCTGGCAACCAGCTCTCTGGCCAGAACGCTCATCAGATATCTTGTTGCCCCAGTTTTAGTTTCCAGTTGTCGTAACGTCTCGCGCCCACTCTGGCGTACGAGTTCAACAACCTGCCCTTTAATTTTTTCCCGCTCTTCTTGTGTAAAAACTTTTGCCACAAGCCCTCCTGAAAATTACCTCATGACCAGAAATTAACACTTACCCCCTGAAGCCCGGCGGAATTTCAGTGTCCGGTTCAGAAATGTGATTCACGCAACGCTGCGCAGGCGAACGCCCCAGGCGGATAACCAGTTCATCCCATTTTTCCCGGAGTTTTGCCGGACTCATGATGTTTTTTACCCAGAACGAATCCCGCTGGAGACGCCCAAACATTTCACAAATTTGTCTGTGAGTTCTGCCATCCAGCATCCGCATTGTGCGAACGTCATTGGCCCATGCTGTCCAGTTGGGTTCTTTCGGTCTAGTGATCTCGCCATCATAGCTGGCCGCCTGCTCGTAAAGACTCACGATTCGTCCCCAGATCCACTGTGCGCACACCAAATCTTCCTGACTTCCCCACTGGCGTTTTTTCGCACTGAACACAACCGCGTCAGGGTGTCGGGTTAAAAAATCCTGTTCAGCCGTCTGCGGGTCCGGTTGCGAAGCGTCCGGACAAGAAGATCTTTTATCTGACGGATCAGGTTTTAATACTGACGGATCGGGGTCAATCATCGCCCCCCTAATCGGCAGTTTTTTATCAACAGTTGATCCATCAAAATTTGACGGGTCAACCGTTGAGGGGTCAATATTTGACGGGTCAACTGTTAACGGGTCATTTTTTGCCGGGCTAATTTTTCTTTTCGGTTTATATGACTCACGCGCCGCCGCCGCAGCTGCTTCGAGTTTTTCCACATTAAGTCGATAGATATTGCTTACATTACGCCCACCGACCTTACGCTCTTCCTTCGTCAGCCAGCCCTCTTTCGCCAGTTCTGCAATAGCCGATTTCACTGTGGATTCACTTCTTGCACCGATCTGACGCCGGATAGTTTCAATGGCAGGCCATGACACGCCCTCGTCATTGCTGTAGTCTGCAAGACGGGCCATAACCGCCACCCTGGATAAGATCATGCCGGTGAAGGCGCACCCTTCCCAGACAAGACCATGAAGCTTGCTGCTCATAAAACCCCCGAACACCGTGCTTTTAGTGCATCACCACAGCATTCCCTGCCGGGCCGCCGCGATTCATCTGGTCATACAAAACAACCGCTGACGCAACAAAATCGTCGACATCCTTCACCAGCCGATCCCGCCGTTCGACAATCTCCCGGTAATACTCAGAGCTGTGACTGCGCATACGGGCCACCAGCAGAGGCGGCATTGCCTTTTCGATCGCCGGTAACAGAGCCTGAATTTTTTCAACAGCATCAGGGGTGTCTTTATCCAGCCAACGGAAAATTTTCTGTGTATTACGGGCCAGGGCTTCCGGATGGCTGTCGTCGTACAGTTCAGGGAACGTCATCCCCAGTTCGAAATAAGTCCGGGCTATTTCAGCTGCAGGAACTTTCTCACCATCAGGGTATGCCCAAGCATTCATCGCCATGCGGATGTGCTCATGTTTGATTTTCATGAATCATTTGCCTCTTGATGCTTCGGGTATGATCGTTTTCGTCATTTGGTTGCTTCATCGACATATTCTGCGAATAACATGACGAGCGTCGTAAGTATGTCCAATCAACATCAGGACGAAGTTCTTCACACAGGACACCACCTTTTGTTGCTCGTTCAATCGCAGGACATCTCTCAGCAGGCAACTGACGTACACCTTTGATCCATTGATTTACGCTTGGAGGAGATACACCTAAAAGCCTAGCCATTGCTGATTGCCCACCGACAACAGCACAAGCTCGTTTGAATGAATAGTTATCTTTTTTCATCGAATGAACTCCAAAAAACACGCAACAATATTAGGCTTAGCCTAATGCAATTGTCAATAGGCTATGCCTAATACATCGAGAGTAGGGATTGCCTAACGCGATGCGCATAGGAGACTATTAAGCAATGCTTAGTGGTAAAGACTTAGGCCGAGCGATTGAGCAGGCCATTAACAAAAAAATTGCATCAGGAGCCGTCAAATCAAAGGCGGAAATCGCACGTCATTTCAAAGTCCAACCACCATCAATCCATGACTGGATTAAGAAAGGTTCGATAAGTAAAGACAAACTTCCAGAACTATGGCGTTTCTTTTCTGATGTGGTTGGTCCAGAGCATTGGGGGCTTAACGAATACCCCATACCAACCCCATCCACTTCAGATACAAAAAGTGAACTTTTAGACATAAACAGCCTTTATCAAGCCGCCTCTGATGAAAAAAGAGCAATTGTGGCTTTCCTCTTATCTGGAAATGCTACGGAGCCTAGTTGGGTTGATCATGACGTTCGCGCCTACATTGCCGCAATGGAAATGAAGGTAGCTAACTATCTGAAAAATCAAGAATCAAAACGGAAAAGCCAGAACATCACCAAGACAGGAACTTAAACTTATATGGTCCGACGGGAAATTCCTAGTTCCCGTTAGTTAACTCCTACTACCTCTCCCACAAACCATCACCTATTAGGTCGCGCCCAAATTATTAGGCATAGCCTATTGACAAGTAATTAGGCATTTCCTATAGTTTTCCCATACCAACCCATCCCGTCCCACACAATACAGGGCAATACCTCGAGTTACCAGGCAGTGGTCAGGGGTTAAGTAGCCAGCCCGAGGCGTAAGAACATGACGGCAGGGTTCAACTTTAATAACTATGCAGCAGGTTTTTGTTCCGCTCCCCCGGCGTTAAGGGGAAATGAGGTCAGCATGGATACTATCGATCTTGGCAACAGCGAATCTCTGGTATGTGGCGTGTTCCCCAACCAGGACGGCACGTTCACCGCAATGACGTATACCAAAAGCAAAACGTTTAAAACCGAAAATGGTGCCCGTCGCTGGCTGGAAAGAAACTCAGGTGAGTGATATGGATTTCGACACAATCATGGAAAAGGCTTACGAAGAATACTTCGAAGGCCTTGCCGAAGGCGAAGAAGCTCTCAGCTTCAGTGAGTTTAAACAGGCGCTTTCCAGCTCGGCAAAATCTAACGGCTGATAAGCGAAGCAGCACCGCGAGGAATCAGTATGCAGAAACGAGAACCCGTCATCATCGCGCCAGACTATACCGATGATGAACTTTATGAGTGGATGCGCCAGAAAATTAATGCAGCGCAGGATCTGAAATGGGCCAATGAAGCCAGGACTAAGCAGGCTGAAAATCTGTCCGCTCTGGAGCAGGATATCACCAGGCTGGAAAAAGCAGCGGCATTAAGCATTGCCAGAATGGTTACATACCCGCGTTAATAGCTAACCAACGAAGCTAAGGTTGGTAATTAAGGAGTTCTCCACGGGTCAGGTGGAGTGCGTGCGCCGGACACGGGTGAACATCCGGCACTGACAGTTTACTGAAAGGATATGTCCCTGAAAAGTCAGGGCATAAAGCGAAAGCGCACGGCGAAATTGGTCTCTCTGTACGGTGTCGTTAAATTTAGTTCGACCGTGCGCTTCCGGTTGTGGCACTCCGCGAAATGGCGCGGCGGTAAGTATGGCGGGGTTATTCCTTCCTCCGTTGAGGACACCGGGTTGTCAGGTTGACCATACGCTTAAGTGACAACTCCGCTGCAACGCCCTCTGTTATCAATTTTCTGGTGACGTTTGGCGGTATCAGTTTTACTCCGTGACTGCTCTGCCGCCCTTTTTAAAGTGAATTTTGTGATGTGGTGAATGCGGCTGAGCGCACGCGGAACAGTTAAAACCAAAAACAGTGTTATGGGTGGATTCTCTGTATCCGGCGTTAATTGTTAACTGGTTAACGTCACCTGGAGGCACCAGGCACCGCATCACAAAATTCATTGTTGAGGACGCGATAATGGAAACGTTATTACCAAACGTTAATACGTCTGAAGGTTGTTTTGATATTGGTGTTCTGCTCAGTAACCGGGAGTTTACGGAAGATGCCATTAAGATGAGAAAATATGAACCTTATCTTCTCAATGATAATTCCATACTTTCCAGAATTGCCCTTCTTGAACTTGGTATTATCGGAGAACAGCAGTGACTTCAGCATTTGCACTGGTGATGACCGTTTTTCTTATAACGGGTGAGCCACAAAATGTGATTACCGGAATTTATGACAGTAAGTCATCCTGCATTCAGGTAAGGGACGAACAAAAAATCCCCGGTGAATGCCTCCCGTTAAAAAAAGTATCGCTGAACCTGAATAACGAAATACCGGCTGGATAACCCGCCAGCCATATTAACGCCATACCAACGGATTAAAAATGCCAGCAATGGCAGGGATTCGTTCACCCTGAAATCTGTAATGAGGTTAAAACAAAATGAGTAAAGTCTTTATTTGCGCCGCCATTCCGGACGAACAGGCAATAAAGGAAGAAGGTGCCGTCGCTGTAGCCACTGCCATTGAAGCCGGTGATGAACGTCGCGCCCGCGCAAAATTTCACTGGCAATTCCTGGAACATTATCCGGCTGCTCAGGACTGCGCTTATAAATTTCTTGTCTGCGAGGATAAACCCGGTATACCCCGCCCTGCCCTCGATTCCTGGGATGCTGAATATATGCAGGAAAACCGCTGGGATGAGGAATCCGCTTCCTTTATTCCGGTCGAACCAGAATCCGATCCGATGAACGTCAATTTTGACAAGCTGTCCCCTGAAGTACAGAACGCTGTCATGGTTAAGTTCGACACATGTGAAAACATCACCGTTGATATGGTTATTAGCGCACAGGAATTGTTGCAGGAAGACATGGCAACATTCGACGGACATATCGTTGAAGCGTTGATGAAAATGCCAGAAGTTAACGCCATGTATCCGGAGCTTAAGCTGCATGCCATCGGGTGGGTTAAGCATAAATGTAAGCCTGGTGCCAAATGGCCCGAAATTCAGGCAGAGATGCGCATCTGGAAAAAACGTCGCGAAGGTGAACGCAAGGAAACCGGA